CTAAATAGTAGGACTCTATGACTCTAGTCTCACTTACGAGGGCTGTGGAAATAAGGGTCCTGTTCGCGCGAAAAACCCCTCTATAGCTTTGGAGTCCTAGAGGGGTTTACATGAAACAACTACTTCTTACATAGCCTACAGAACTTCGGCCATATGTAATCTAAAAGTTTCTTAACGATATATCCAGTTAAGGCTCCTATTGCTGCTACTAATATAGTTTCTAAAACTATTCCGCTATGAGTAATCGTTGAACTTGTGACCTCGGGAACTTTGGTTATAGCTCCTAGTGTTCCGCCTCCTACAGGAAACGAAAAGTTGTATATCTTATCTAGCATACTCTTCATCTTACTTTATATTATTGAGTCTTTTAAGTTAAATCTGTCCTGAACGACAGTGTGTCTTTGAGCTGTATTATCTATTATGACCTCATAAACATAATCGCCTGCTGCTATATCCAGGTCTTCTGAAGACATTTTGAATAGGAAAGAACCTGCAGAAGCATCCTTTGTAATATAAGACTTAGCTACATCTATTGGGTTTCCCGGTCTAATAGGGTATTTCTTCATATAGAGGGAAGCGTCATAATCTGTTATATCCATCAGATTTCCAGAAGCATCGTAAACGACTACTAGAACGTCCTTGGTGTTCCCCTGAAAGCCTTCTAGTTTATTGTTGTATAAGTTATAAGTTCCCATATACTCTATTTATTTATATTCCCTGATTATATATTTGGCTAACCTGTGAAGCAGGTAGAGGGTATCCAAAAATCTTAACCTCATCTAAGTATCCCCAGAAGCCATTTCTTATAATAAATCCCTGGTCTATCCATTCTGCTCCTAAATATGTAGAATCGAATCCAGTTATTAAATAGTCTGTTACTGGGTCAGCAGTATACGTAAGAGCTCCATCTAGATATACCTTAGAGACTTTTGTAATAGAATTATAGGTATGGATTATATTATGCCATGTGTCGTCTCCTACTACTGAACTATCACTTGTCCATCCCCACCACCAGTCTCCCCCCCATACCTCTATTCTTCTTGCGAAAACCTTTCCATCACTATCTATACCTATATCTATTCCCACCTCTCCATTTCCATGGTTAGAGAAGACCATAGCTCCACCCCTATAACTTACAGGAAGGTGAGGAGCTTTGAACCATACTGAATTAGACCATCCAGGCTCTCTATTATATAGATTTGTAGTATTATTAGTGCTAAGAACTATATTTTGTATAACTGCTCCCTTATCATTAATTAAGAATATACATGAGGAGTCTACAGAAGCTACATCATAGTAATAGTAGTCTGTAGGGATTGGAGGGTATGCATATCCTACTGAAGCTTCTAGATTATACGTTCCAGAAGAAGAATCCAATAGATTATTCTCGAACTTCCACCATGAATCTAGGGAGAGATTATAATAGCCATATGAAGTATCCATGACCATAGTCTCATTGTTAAAGACTATAGAAACATCTGCATATGGAACGCTTACATCTGAATTAGCTGTAAGAACCACTTCATAAGTCCCATATGTTCCTGAAGTTCTACTGGCTGTAATCCAGTCTGGAGTATATAGATTCCACTCCTCTGTTCTACCCTCTATTGTTAATATCATAGAGGAGTCATAATTAGTAAATGAATAAGTTGAAGGGTTAATAGAGTTTCCAGCAGTATATCCTTCGAAAACTGTTTGAAGCAGAGAAAATCTATCTTGAACAATGGTTATTCTTAATCCAGCAGTGTCAGTAATAAGAATCTCATATAAGTAATCTCCAATAGATATATCTGTAATAAAAGGATATAGGTGGAAGCAGAACATTTTCTTATCCAGGTCCTTACTATAATATCCTATTGAAATATCTAAATCTGCTGAACTAGAAATAGGAAACTTCTTTGCATAGAAATAAGCGCTTAAGTCAGCTATAGAAGTTACGGAGCCTGAAGCATCATTAAGAAAGACATTAACTATCTTATCCTTTGCCCTCCATTCCACTATTCTATTGTTTATGCCTACAGGAAGAAGCCCCATATTTTCATTTCTTTTATATTAAGTCAGCTGTTAAGCCCTGCATTATTTCATCTAGCTTTTTCATTCTTTCATAACTTCCTATTTCTTCTCCTAAATAACTAGCCCCTTTAAGAGGAGGATATATCATAGCTCTTATAAATCTTTCCTTTTTTTCATCGCCCCATGTAGGGTCTATATTTCCATCATAAGGACAGCCTCTTTTATTATAGCTACCTCCAGTTTCCTGTTTTTTTCCTTTATACTCATTAAGAACATGATTAAAAGCTTTTTGAAAGTCTTTTAGGGCCTCGAACATAACTCTATAATAAAGTGTTATTTGAGTATCGAAGTCCTCTACTTTTATTGAATCCCGAAGTATTATATTCCCGCCATCTATATCTGGAGTTAAATAGTGAAAAGAATAGCCAACGAACTTCTCCCCCTCTATCATAGCCCATGTTAAACTAGAACATCCCTTATATTTAGGAAGAAGAGAAGGGTGAAGATTAAAAGCCTTTCCTTCAGCAGATTTTATCACATCGTCAGGTATAATATAGGAATAGTATATTGAACATATTATATCAGGAATAAACGGAAGATTCCCCATACTAATCTTCTCCAGAGAATAGGGAACCCCTCTTTTTTCACATAGGCTTTTTAAGGAGTTTATATGGTCTGGATTTTCATGAGTGTATACGAATATATCATGACCCTCTTCTAATAAGAGTTCTAGAGCTTTACATCCTGACCAGTTATATCCGCATAGAATAACTTTTTTTCTTTCCATTTTTTTATTTTTTTATATTCCACTTCCCCCATTATATAATTGAGTTATATCCCCAGTGCTTATTGCCTTATTATAGAAATAAACTAAATCGATTTCGCCCATAAGAATCTGGTCTGTTGCTACAGCATTTGCCCCTATTCCACATATATCCGCGCCTGTTAGATTAACTCGAGAGCCCGAAGCTACTTCTGCTGTGTCAACATAAAGTTTTATATTTGTTGCATCCATATTAAGAACATAATTATGCCAACTACTATCCCTATAGTCATTATTATATCCTATTATTTCTCCGGAGGCGCCATAAACTATTAGTCTTGGTGTGCCTGGATTATACCATCCTACTTTTATTTTTTCTGTTGAAGGGCTATCATTCCATGTAACTCCATATCCTAACGTCATCCCGGCGGTTGTAATCTTTGCCCAAAAAGAAACGGCCCATTCCTTTCCAGTTCCGTTAACCATACCATAAAGGCTTGCATCTGTTACATTTTTTAAGCATTTTTTTGGCTGAGCTCCACCAGACGACCACCCTGTTGTTACATTTGTCTTAAAGTCCTTATTTATAACTCCTGACTCCCCATAAGACCATTCTGCCGGGGTTGCTTGAGACTCCCATCCATTGAAACTACCATAAGTATCATTAAGAGTATCATTAAAATCGTATCTCGCCAAAAGTCCATCAGTCGGGTATGACGGGGTCGGCGGGGTTGCTACCTGTATTTCCTGCTCTAATATACCATGTCTTAAGATTATCATATTTTTTATATAGTCTTTTTTTATAAAGGTTTAATAATTAACGTATTTTAACCTTTTAAGTTGCCCCACGCATACCAGATTCCAGAGCCATAGTGAACTGCTGAAGCCCCTGCATATAGATTCTTTAATTGAGTTGAGCTATCTGTTGTTCTAAGAGTTGAAGCATCCAGCCTTACATATCCTGTTGAAGCATTAAGGACTGTGCATTGGAATCCTGTTGTTAAGCTATCTGGGAAAGTAACTACTAAGGAAGCATCACATTTTATAATCTTATTATTATCAGTAGAAAGAACTACATAAGCTGTGGAGACTTCAGTAAAAGCAGTATTTAGGTTTGCTTTTAACGCTATTGAAGTGTCCTGAACTCCTCTATAGGTATTTAAGAAAGCTATTGAAACGTCTCTAAATCCTAGAGAAGAATCTACATAAGTTTTATCCACTCCAGCTATTGAAGCTATTGAAGCATCTTGAATTATTCTATAAGCATTTAACCATGCTATAGAAGCGTCTCTAGCTCCTAAAGAAGAATCTACATAAGTCTTTGTAGTAAACTCATTTACTACTTCCTGAATAGCTGCTTGAACATTTGTAGCTTCTATAGTTTCATATGGGCTAAACGTTACAGAAGCAGCAGAAACAGTTGAAGTTCCTGCGCCGGGTAAACTTGTCTGTAATCTTAAGTCCTGATTCTGAATATAATCTGGGGTTCCACTGTTATTCTGCCATACTGTTCTATATAATAGTTTATATTCTGGGCTTATTATATTAGGAATAGTAGGAGCAGGGTCTAATAGAGCATCTGAAAGTTTGTTATATTGAGCCTGGCCTACTACGAAGAATATAGGGTATTCCATATTAGTCTCCGCATATACCCAGTTGCAGATATAATAGTTATTTGTAACGTTTGTTAGAGTTCCAGCATTATCATATTGTAGAACTCCTCCTATAACTTTAGCAGCATATGGGAGAGTGGAACTATCGAAAGTCATTTCTAATCCACCTGTCTTTCTATACCATGGTCTTAATAAAGTCTGGGTAGAAATATAGAAGTCTATATCTTCGTCATGAATATATCCGGCTGTAAAAGAGGTAGACCCATCTTGGAAAGTTCCTGCTAATCCGCTCTCATATCTAGTTCCTATAGTGTCGTGAGCCCATTCGTGCCATTCTAAGTTTCTACCGGCTGAGTGTCTTTCTTCGTTTAGAGTTCCTTTTGAACCATCCCAATAGACTGTTGCTACTGGAGCATTATTTGAAACTATACTCCATGCTGTAATTGCATGTTGTAGGGAGGCTGAAGAGTCATACCAGATATAGTGTATTCCAACATCATCAGAGAGTTGAGTAGAAGCATCCGCAGAAATAGTAGACTTTATACTTTCATTATAAATAGAATAAGAACTTCCTGTTGAAATAGTAAAGACTCTAGTAGAACTATCGAAAGCCAAAGAAGAATCTGTTCTATTAACGAAACCCGTTGTGAAATAAGTGTCTCTGGCTATTTGAAATGGGAGTTTCTCTGCTATTGAAGTATCTTGAACCTCCCTATAAGAATCTAGCCACGCTATAGAAGTGTCATTGGCCGAGACTCCTGTTTGAAGAGTAGAAATAGAAGTATCCTGAACTACTCTATAAGTATTTAAGAAAGCTATGCTTACATCGTTAGCTGAGACCCTACTCTCTAGTGTAGAAATAGAAGTATCCTGAACCCCTCTATAGGTATTTAAGAAAGCTATTGAAACATCCTGAGCCGTATTCTTAGTCAGAGCATTAGCTATTGAAACATCCTGAATAGTATCATAAGAAGCTGAAGCAGCATATGCTCCATTTATAGAGGAATCCAGATTATTTATCCATGTTGTTGAAACCTGAGTAGATAAATAAGGCCCTGTATTTGAGGTTTGTAACGGAAAAATGGTTTGAAACCCCTTTATAGTGACAGAAGGGCCTTCACTTGAGTTTATAAGAGACCAGCTCGCGCCTATACCCGGGTCATTTATAACTTCCTCTACATAATTAGAAGCTATATAAGCTATTGAAGCGTCCATTGAAGAAAGAGAAGAATCGACATAAGTCTTATCTGCTTTAAGGGATAAAGAGCCATCTACATAAGTTTTATCAGCTTTAAGTCCTATTGAAGTGTCCTGAATTGTATCATATGATTTGAGCCAGGCTATAGAAGTATCTCTAGCTCCTAAAGACCCATCGACATAGGCTTGCGTTACATCATCGCTAGCTAAAGCTGCTATACTTGCATCTTGAATAGCATTATAGGCTTTTAGAAAGTCTATTGAAGTGTCCCTTGCAGAGAGCGAGGAGTCCACATAAGTTATAGTTGCATATCCTGAAGCTGAAAGAGAGGAGGCCACGTCGGCTACCCATCCGTATATTGAAGAATCGAAAACTCTTCCTTGGATTTGTGACATAAGAAATAGTTATTTAGATTATATATCTTCATTTAGAAATAGGGAGTTTCTCCTATTTATCCTCCCCTTCCAGAGTTCCATAAAAGGCCTACTTCTTCATCAGTAATCCATCTATCATAGATATACATCACATCTATCATAAGACCAGGAGCTGCATTATCAGGGTCAGGGTGAGTTATAAGACTATACCAGTCTCTTCCTAACCAAAAGTAAAGAGGAGTTATAGTATAATAGTTTCCAGGAACTGAAGCAGTTCCAGAATAACCCCCATTATCTGATTGAAACTTCATTGTAGTTCCATCGAATCTTGCTGTATACATAGTCCATGTATTAGCAGACGGAGTTCCATTAAGAACTGCTGTTCTGTTACTATCGTAGAACTGGTTCATTCTATTAAAAAGGACATTATTTGCCAGTATTCTAGAATTATCAGTTCCAACAGGGGCGTAGGAAATAGACCATGCAGTATTGACATATCCTGTAGAGGGACTTGTAGAAGGAACGTTCATCCACCAGTTAATAGTAAAAGGGGAGTTAGGTGGTCCTGGACCACCTATACCCCATAGTTCGGTGGGGACATTAAAATAAGTGCTTCCATCGAAATATAGACTTTTTGTCCCTTCCTTTCTATTAGTTGAGTATATTATAGAGCCGTCAGCTAAAGTAAGAACATAATTATTATAGGAATCTATTAGAGTGTCATTAAAATCCCATCTTGCCAATAATCCTTTTCTGGAGTATTTAGCAGAGTTACCCATTAAAGGACTTCCATTCCTTAATAAAGGGTTTCCATTTCTATTAATAGGTCTATACATTAGTAATTATTTTCTCCTAAAAATCTCATCCATACATTAGTGCTTGTGCATAGATAAAAATAAGAAGCATCATAAGCCATTTGTCCTGGAAGCCCTGTTGCTGAAGAATCTTTTGACCCGAACTCTATTAACTCTTCCGAAGGCTGATTCTCCCATTTAGAAGTATCAGTATTAAATAGAAGAAAGTCATTATCATTAAGGGACGTTATATTTACATCCTGTAAACCATTAAGGTCTGTGATTAAGGAAGCATCTAATCTAGCTCTTATAACTACTATTGAAGCATCTTGGGAAGTATTTGTAGCTCTTAAAGAAACTATTGAAGCATCTTGGGAGACATTCTTATTAAAAAGAGAATTAAGAGAACCATCTATTCTTATTATAGAAGCATCTCTTGGAACGAACATATCATCTACCTCAGCCTTAGTATACATATATGTCCTTAGCCATGCTATAGAAGTATCCTGTTCGTCATTATATCCTACTAGCCATGCTATTGAAACATCTCGCTCATTTAGAGAGCCATCCACATAAGTATATGTAGCAGAACCTGCTGTAGAACTATCAGCAGGAACCCAGTATGTTCCATCCCATGAAAGAACTTGATTTAGAGTAACCCCAGAAACTGAAACATCATTTAACTCTCCTAAAGTAAATCCTAAAAGATTCCCATTTAGATATAGATTGCCATCTATAGAAACATCATTTGTTACATGAAGATTTACTAAAGTTAAGTCCCCTCCATTTATATCTCCTTCTACATATAAGTCTCCTTTTATAGAAACATCCATTCCGAAAGTTGCCCATGAAGAAGCATCTAATCCTCCTAAAATAGAAACATCATTATTGAATATAGCGCTAGAATCCCATATCTTTATGCCGGAAGCTATTTGGTCCCCCGTTGTTCTAACTACCCCAGAAACAGAACCACCTCCGCCACCACCTGTAGCTGAGGAATAAGGAGAGGCTCCACTAGCTACTGAACTACCCCCCTCAACTGAATCGTAATAGGCTGTTTTAACCCTTGAGTAATATATACTTACGTCGTATGACATATCTTACATATTTTTTATATTCTTCTAGAAGTCCTTGTAGTAGAAGTAGAAGTCGGGACTGTTCTATCCCCTACGCTTCTAACTGTTCCTGTAGTAGTTCCGGCGCTTCTATCTCTAGTTGACCTGGGGTCTACTAAAGTATCTGGTCTCTGTCCTGCTCCAGTTATGTTTATAACTGAATTGTTATCATATTCTAGCCATGTGCAGTTATAAGAATCTTCGTCTATTTTATAAGTGTAGCCCGTAAGAACATATTTTCTTGTGCTAGGGTCATTTATATCATACCAGCATGACATGGGCTTTAAGTAGCCAGGATATATTATATTCCCACTTATCTCTCTTCTATTTCTATTATAGAGCATATACCTGTCATGAATATACCATTCTACTAAAGACCTAGCAGTAGTCTTTCCGTGTTCTTTCCATAAACTAGTTCTTGTTGAGAAGTTAGAAGCTGTCTGAACTCCGTTATCCAACATAAGAGAACTAGTGTCATAGATTTTCATCTGTATTTTCTTACTATTTAAGACATTCTTATTTAACTGGGCTATTATTTTATTATTAGCTTTGTCTATACCACTCTGCCCCGTTATAAAAACATCACCATATCCAGCGAATAGGACATAATTAGAAGTATTCCATGTAGTAGTTGCTGTCTTTCTTATATCTTCGCCTAAAATAGAAAAGATTAAATCTTTATCCCCTGTATTAACCCATCCACTTACATCTCCAATAGGAATATCTACAGCTATATCCGCATATCCGGCTTCATTTAGGTCTGGGCCTGTAACCTCTATAGTATTAACGTAGTCTGCTAAAGTGTTAGAGTATTTATATTCCCATATATCGGAATCCTCATTATAAACTATCCAATAGCTTCCTGTGGGGGCTCTAAGAGTCCAGTAGCATTTATAATCCCATGCTTTTGGCCCTCCAGAGCCAACAGATATAGGAAGAAACTTCCATTTTATATTTAGTTTAGTTTCCTCATTATATAGGCTCACTTTGAATCTTGTAGAAAGACCTGCATAGTGTTTATTATTCTCTTGAAAAACTCCGCCTGCCCATCTAGAAGGAACCCCCCATCTAAGTATGGAGTTCTGTATTCCACTGTATGGCTTACCAGGTCCTGTTCGATATAGTCCTATAGCAGAAGAGTCAGCAGTCCATTTTATATTATAGGATTCTTCGAACGAATATCCTGTAGAAGTGCTTAATAAAAGTGTAGCTGTATATCCAGGAAAGTGCCACCCAGTTCCTGTTGTAGGAGTTGTGAATCTAGAAGCATTCCATTTCTTATAAGGGGGGTAGTGGACTGAGGGAAAAGAACCTCCTTGTATTCCAGTGAAGTCATTTACTGTTAGGTTTAAGCATTCGCTTTCATCTAGACTTATTTCTAAGAACTCCAGACCAGGTATCATACTAATAGTTTGAGAAGCTCCTCCAAAAACTACTGAAGAATCTATAGAAGATATAGGTAGATTTATAGAAGGTTCATTTATAGGAGTATAAACCCCTTTATCGCTATACCAGTAAGAGACGTCTGCAGTTGCATAAGTATATTTTACATATCCCTTATTTCCTGTTGAAGGACATAAATCTGCATATCTTTCTGCATACCAGGCTCCATTCCACCAGTATAAATAACTATTAAAAGGGGTAAGAATATCCGCTACCATATCTAATCCACTCTCTCTATTAGCATTATCATCCATAAAGATTGTAGGATTAAGCCCGCATTTATTAAATAGGGTCGTGCTTGAATCTATTATTCCTCCAGAGGGCTCTAAAGTGCAGTTTACATATATTGGGTCTATTTTACCTGTTAGCTGAACTGCTCCATTTATTAAATCTATTATACTTCTTGTATCTCCATTAGAAGCATCCTGAGTATTGATTATAGGGGGGCTTAACTTATCCATCTTCTGAATAAAGTTAGACCCCGTTATGTTTATAACTGAATTATTAAGGTATTTCTGAACAACAGGGGAGGAGTTTATCCATCCATCGAATAGTTTTACATTCTGGCCATTATAAGAAGCATCTATTAATATCTTAAACTCTTTATCCTCTAGTGTAAATAAGTCCTCATAAGCATACCAGTTAGAGGCGTCATTAAGTATATTTAGTTTAGAACTCATGACCATCACTGTTTCGTCCCAGTCTTTTAGGTCATAATCTATTGTTAAACCTCCTTTTGTAAGTTTCAGCCTAGACGCTGAACCTGAATAGCCATCCTTCTGAAGCCTTACATAATATCTTATTCCAGCATTGGAATAGTGGTCTATATAGTATTTAGTTGCATATGCCATATTATATTGCTGCTTTTACTTGTGCTCCATTATTAAGAACTCCTACTAATTGGTCATATTCTATTCTGAAAACTACCTCACCGCCACTTCCTAGCATTCTTTGTAGCTTATCTAGAGGAGCTACTACTTCAGGGTTTGTTCTTGCTCCTGCATATTCCCCGATTAAAGCATTTACTGGTCCAAAAGCTAAACCCCCCTGAGCTAAAGGCTGAGAAGCTATTGCTGCTACTTGAGCCAGACCTGCAGCTGCCGTTGCAGCAGCCAGAATAAAGTTCATTGGAGGAGGAGAACCACTTAAAGCTTTTGTGAAGGCTAGAGCTGTATTGATTAAAGCCTGAACGATTGCTATTCCTTTTTCCCTCTTAGCATACTTTTTCATTATTTTAGCCTTAGCCTCTTCATTATCCCCTGCTGCTTTTAACTCTCTTTGTTTAGCTGCTTCGAATATAGAGGCTGTAGCTTCTGTAAGTAGTTGAGCAGATTCGAATCCTGCTGCTATCATTTCATCCTTCTTATCCTTCTTATCCTGTTCTATCTCTAACTCTACTCCAGCCACCTCTCTTGCAGCGGTTTCTGCTAAAGCTTTCTTAGCCTCTAAGTATTGTGACTCTAATATAAGTTCTTTTTTGTATTTTTCTTCTAAGATTGCCAGTTCAGCATCTGTAGCATCTTTAATAGCTTGAATCCTACCCTCATAAGAAGCTTGCTGCTTATCTGCCTTGTTTCTATCTATAATAGCCTGAGCATATTCCCCTTCTTTTTGTTTAAGGGTCTCTAGAGCTTTAGCTTCAGCATCAGTTTTAGCTTTAGTTGCAGCTTCTTCTGCTTTTATTGTATTAGTTATTTCTACGTGTTGAGCTGTAACTTCTCTTAACTGGTCTGAAACTGCTTTTTGCTGAGCTATAAGAGCTGCATAGGCTTCAGCTTCTTTTTTAACCTCCTCGGGTCCATTTTCTGTAAGAGCCATTTTAGCTCTTTGAATATCTAGTTCTTCCTGAGCTATAGCTATTTTTAGAGCTCCCTCTTGTTGTATTAGCTTCTGAGCTTCTTCATTGAACTTAAGCCTCTGCTCATTAGAATAGGTCTCCTTATCGATTGACTTTAGTTTTAGGTCTGCTATTTTTGCATCTAAGTCTGCATAGGTCTTAAGAGCTGTAGCTTTCTTTAGTTCTAATCTTACCTCCTGAGCCTTTATAGCTGCTAAAGCTTTACCATCCTTAATAGCCTCTTTAGTAAAGTTAGATATAGCATCGAAAATCTCTGACCTTTGAGCTTTATCCAGACCGGTAGCTACTTGAACTGCAGCATCACCCATATCTAATAGGTTCTGCTTAGCTGCTTCCCAGTATTTCTTAGCCTCATCTTTAGCGTCTTTATCGAATAAACCTTTTATAGTCTCTTTAAGAGCTGCGAATCCATTTTTAAGAAAATCGAAAGACTTGCTAAAGAACATAACTAATCCTTCCCACCTATTCCATATATTTGTTTTGATTGCTTCCCATAGGTCGGCGATTGCCTGTTTTGGGTCTTCGAAAGCTTTAACTATAATCCTACCTAAGGCTATGAAAGCATCTTGAATAGCTCCTAAGACTCCTTGAAGGAATCCCATAATCTGAGCGAACTTTTCAGCTCCATCAGTAGAGCCTTTGAAATATGCAGAAAGAGCTTTTACTGCTATGGCTATTGCCGCGATTATTAAACCAATGGGGCCTAGAGCTGCATTAAGAAGTTTTGCTCCGCCTGCTAAAGCTTGGAATCCTCCAACGCTTTGTTGTGCAGCAGGTCCAAAAGCTGAAAGCCCGCCAGTCATTTGAGACATAGCGCTTCCAGCATTCTTAGACATGTCACCGAAGCTCTTGCTAGCGTTAGCAGTAGCGGTCTTAGTATCAGAGTTATATTTCTTTACGCTTGAACTAGCTTCTGTTAAGCCCTTTTTAAGTTCAGAGACTTGAGCGTAAAGTCGTAGAGCGAGGTCGGATAAAATAGTAGCCATTAATAGGGGTTTATTTATGTATTTATCCTAAAAAAAAGAGAAGTTATTTTAACTTCTCTTGTATTAAGGCCAGCTCCTCCAGATTTAGAGTTTTAGATTCTACAGATTCTTTTTTAGGCTCTCTTATCTTTCTTATTCTTTCCCACCATTGGTCAGGAGTTAAGGGCTCTTCTTTAGTTAAGTATTCTTCTTCATCATAGTCCTTCGAGCGTTTCATCTTATCCCATGTAAAAGGAAGGTGTTCGGCCTTAAATCTTTGGAAAGAGGGATTTCTATTCTTCTTGGAAATAGAGCAGTATATGTAGTAAACTATTATTCTTGTCTGTTCCCATGAGGACTGGATTCCTTCCTCTCTTCTTTCATTCCATGAATCTAAAATATACGAAAACTCCCTCGGCGTAAGGGTCCAAAAATCGTTTGGACTTAATCCTACGGAACCTACGGCTATACCGAAAAGTTCATCGAGGGTTATTATTTTTTTTTATCGTTTCCTCCTTTAGAATCTGGAAACGAAGCCATAAGGATTTTATTAAAATCCGCTAAGCATTCGTCTAGCATGCACTCCATATCCTCTTTCTTCAGTTTCATAGGCTTATCTTCAGCCTTTGAACCTGCTATTAGAGCATAATAGAGTAGAATCTCGAGGTTACCTATTTCTTGGTCTATGGTCTCTATACCTTTTCCTGTTTCTAACTGGAACTGTTTTAGAGCATAGTAAGAAACTCTAATCGGAAACTCGACTCCTTTGTAAGTTAAATAGTTCATAGAATAGATTTTTATTTGTCTATATATCTATGAAGAGTTTTTATCTTTTTATCTTAAGACGTAGTCTGCTGAGTTAGAGGTCCATCTCCTGCTATTTCTCCACTAAAAGTAACTGGTGAACCTACTCCACCGTCCATTGAAAGGCTAGAGAGGTAACCAGCTCCACTTAAATAGTGGTTTGAAGAAACATCAGGGTAGATATAAATCGAAACAGAAGCATCGCTTGTAATAAGCTTATTTGCTAAAAAATCGTAGCTTAAATATCCTGAATCGACAGAAGCGCTCTGCATTCTTAATCCGCTAAAAGAAACTGTCCAGCCATAAAGGTCAGGGACTTGTTGTTTAGCTCCAGTAGCAGTTAAACAGGCGATTTCTATCATATCTTTAGTGATTGCTAGCGAAAAATCCGTGCCGCATATTAGGGTAGAACCATCTATCACTATCGACATACTTTTCGAAAATAAGGGTGTAGCCATTTTTCTATTATTATTTTTGGTTATATTCTATATATTATGATTCTAAATAGTAGCTTCTAAACTCCATAGTATTAGTGTATATGTCTTGCTGTTGATTAAAAGAGGTTTGGTCTCTTACGAAAGCTATATCTAATATATTTCCAGCTTCATATCCATTAAGGTAATCGACTAATCGGTCTGTAATTAAATCGATATATGTATTAGTGCTTCTCTGTATAACTACTATATTTAGAGTATATGTCATATAGACATTTTTAGAGTTTAAGCAGTCGGTTTGCTCCGATTTATTAAAGTCATAAACTATCCATATATCATCATTAGTTTCAGCTAACCAGTTATCGATTAGGTTTTCATAGTGAATCCCCCCATCGATATAAGAGTTAATAGAAGCATCTCCTATTAAAACTGCATTTATATCTGTTGCGAAACTCATTTCTTTTTAGTTATTTTTTTAGTATATTTTTCTGTTTGCTTCACTAGAGCTTCTCCATATTCTTTTGCAGCATCCTTTTGTATTTTAGGAGCTTTATTATCGAAGAAAGGCTCTATTTCATGTTTCCCAGTAATCTTACCAGCATATCTTCCTGCTTTTGTATATCTTTCTACAGTTCCCTTATCCAAAAAACGAATAAGAAAAGAATCTGACGTAGGCCCTACCATAACTGCATTAGGGTGACTTTGTCCATCCACCTTAGCTGCTCTTACTCTAATCTCCTTTTTTAACCATGGAGCATAGGACAGAGAAGAAGCCATCTCATTTCTTAAGGGGGTTATTATATCCCTATTAGATTTTTTAAGAATCTCATTAATCGCCTTGTCGTTTCCTAGTTCCTGAAGCAGTTTGAGTATCTCATCATATCCCTCTAAGTTCCCTGTTTCCATCTTAATAGTTTGTTGCTCTTTCCCAGACTATGCATCTTATTCTCATCCAGTGTTTACGGCCTATCTCCTCTATACTTTCTATTTTGAAATAGTTATTATTATAGATTAATCTACATTTGTAATCCACGTCTTCATCATATCTTATTGTAAAGACTGTTTGGGAGAAAGGAAGCGAACCAGTGGTTGAGTATTGAGTAGTAACGGCTTGAATATAAATATCCGCATAAGTATCCTTTAGAAAAGTATAACTCTCCTGAGGCGTTCCCACTCTATTAGTAGAAGTTGATTCCTTCTCTATAGTTATCTGTTTGCTTAACTTACTGGTTATCATATCTTAAAACTCTACTAAGCGAAACGAATCCAAAAGGTATTCGAAGGCTTTGCTCTCTTTTATACTTCCCTCTGTATAGCTTTGCCTGTCTATATCGAAGAGGTCAGCTATTTTTATTAAAACGGCTTGTTTAATAGAGGGGGGACATTCCCCTTCTGTATAACCAGTTGAATATGAAATAGTTAACGGGTCTGCATCATAAGAAGTATCGAACTCTATATAAACTCCATTATATCTTATATCTGTTTTAGATATAGTTGCATAAACAGAAGTATCTGTTACAGCATAATCTAAAGAACGGAAGTTTCCTTCCGGAATCCATAAATAGCTCCCTAGGAAGTCATATAGAGCCTGAACAGAAGTAGTTTCTGCTATGTCTTTTCCGATATACCTTTCTGCTTTTTCTGTTGCTGCTTGAATTAAGACTGAGATATAGTCATCATCATCATGAAAGTCCTCATCCACCCTTAAGTGTCTTTTAGCTTCAGAAAGAGAAACAGGCCACGAGCTTTTTGTTTTAACTGGAATAGCCATTTCTAGAAGTTATTTTAAGAAAGGGGAGTTATTAGCCCCCCTTCCAAAATAGATTAAACTACTGAAGCATCAGTCATAATAGCGAAAGCTCTCTTATTGAAACATCCAGTATCTACTAGACCTACAATAGTAAGAACGATTTCACCCTGTTTAGCTTTAGTATAAGGGTCTACGATTATTTCTAGATTCCCCCATGAACCTACTGCTGTTCTTGACCAGTCACCGAAGTAAATCTTGTCAGTATTAGCAGCGGGAACGCCATAAGCCTTATAGCCATTAATCTCCTCATCCATCCATATGTTCTTTCCATACGTGGATTCTACAGTTTGCTTTAAGTAAGCCTTAACTGCAGGAGTTGTAACGTATGCAGGAGTATTTACAGAAAGACCTCCTATGGAAGCTTCCATGTTAACTAAATCTCTGTATACTACAGGTCCACCTCCGAAACCGCCTATCTGAGTAGCAGCATCAGCTTCTAGAGTGTCGAAGAGGTCGTTTGCTACAGCTTTCCAAAAACCGTTTACTAGATTCTGAACGATTCCATTGTAAATAGCAGGATTTGTCTGTGCTAAGGTTTCTCTTGTAACGCCCTGGAAGTGAGTAAGCCTTCTAGCTGCTAAAGTAAGAGCTTCTGGAGTCATATCTGCAGAGGCTGCGCTTGCATCTTCACCTGGGAAGGTTGCTAAATCTTCAGCCATTGCAGGAATAACGAAGTTTCCTACTAGTCCTGGGTAGAAAGTAACTCCTAGCTCTCTTAAAAAAGCTTCACCTGGAGAAACTAAAATATCTACTGAGTTATTAACTTCTTTATTAATAACTGCTGTAGTTGTGCTTGAAAGAATAGGGTCAGCCCTTAGGGAAAACTTAGAAGTTCCACCCCTTTCGACAGCGTCGATTAAGAAGTCTCTGAACTGAGCTCCGAGTGATTTGGATTCTTCCTTTTCCTCTACGGTATTTGAATTAACCATTCTCTTGTTTAGTTCTTCCTGCTTCTCTAATCTTTCTATGTCTTTAGAGAGACCTTCTACTTTTTCATTAAGTCCGTCCCATTCTGAACGTAGCTTATCGGTCATATCTTGGCCAGTGATTTCTTCCATCCTGGTTATGAACTGGGACCTTTCAGCTTTTAAGTCTTTGAGTGTTTTCATTTTTGATTTATTTATTTTACATATTTGAGTTTAACGATTTTCATTCGCTTTTTATATATTTCGGTCAGCTTTCTATTTGCATCCTCTTCTTCTTCCTCCCCCGGTTCCTCTTCAGGAGCGGGTTCTTCTGTAGGTTCCTCTTCAGGCTCTTCTTCAGGTTCTTCCTCTGGCTTAAGGGCCATAAGTTTTTCTTGAAGTTGAGAGACTAAATCCATAACTTCTTTAAGAGCTTCTTCAGCTACCTCTACAGCAGGTATTTCTTCACCTGTTTCGGGGTCTACTAGTTGACGAGCTTTTACTCTAGTTGCGCTATACGCAGGAAAAGTAACTACGGCCACGTCACGAAGCGTCTGAACTTCTGTTACAACATATAGGTCCGTTCCGTCTTCGGCTTTATCAGACCTATAACCTCTTTTAGAAGGGAGAAAGGCGAAGGAGTTTTGAAATAAATCGCCTCTTTTTACTAAGCTATAAACGTCTTTCGCATAGCTTGTGTCAGGGAGTGTCGCTCTAAAGAATAAACCAGTATCGTCTGAACTTAGAGTAAGGGTTCCATTTACCGTTCTTCCCATTATCTGGGAATTGTTATGGTTAAAGTTAAGAACCACGTCTAACTCTTTGTTCTTCAGAACTTTATCGAAAGCTCCTCTCTCGATTGTTTCATAGAACTGATTAAATAGTAATTGAGAACGAACATTATATAAGGCGGCATATCCTTCTAGAACCATTCCTTTGCTTTCATCCTCTACCGCTCTTATTTGAAGGTCCTTACTATTGTAGACCCTCTCTTGAATCTTATTATATTTCATGTTATTAGATTTATTTTGCATAATCTTAAATATAGAGATATATTAGAGGCATATATCTATTTATTCGTTTATATTTTCTTGCTCTTCATCCCCTTGTTCGGGTTCAGGAGGAGCCGCTTTATTAGAGTCCCTATCCTCTATAGGAAGAGTTTGACTTGACATATAGTGTTTATCTCCTTCAGGGAAAGTAGGAAGTCCTTCTAATAGAGCTATCTGGTTAGGCGTCATAACTCCTAAGTCCTGCATAGTCCTATAATAGTTGCTTCTTGTTACAATATCCGTTTCTACTAGGGCCTGAGTAACGAACTCTATACTCTTTCCAGCCTTTCTCTCTTCTGAGGTTAAGAGTTTCATTTCCAGCTCTTGTCTATACATACGAGCTATAGAAGCTACCGTATTAACCTTGAAGTTTAGCTGAGCCTGCTCTACGTTATTATATTTGGAGTATTCGTAAACCCCCACCATATCTGGAGGAACTCCATAGAAAGCAGCTATTTGAGTTGTATCGAACTTTTGAGATTCTATAAACTTAGAATCTACAGGGTCCATTGTGAGCTGCTGTATTTCTGTGAAGGGTGGAAGTTTTATAAGGGTCCCTGCATTAGGAACTCCAGCATTATTATTCTTGAATCCCTCCATTGCTTCTGAGAACTGCTTTTGGAAAGCCTGGTCAGGAATAACCGATTTTAAGACTAGAGGGGAGAAAGCATTGTTTTCATAAAAAACATCTACTGTATTCTTAGCTTTCCATAAAGTTGAGAGATTAAGACGTTGAGCTTCTATAGGGTTTATCCCCCATATCCCATTTTTCGTCACCATCTTAAAGTGAAGCATATCTTGGGAGTTAATAACGGTCTCCTTTGTGCTCCCGTTTTCCTTCTTTAGGTAAACTATATAATATAGTTGTCCCCGGACCATTTTATATCCCCCGACATAATTAGAAGGAATAAGCTCCAGAGATATAACGTCTCCAGACATACGGTCTCTATGTATTCTAGCGAAGGCGTTTCCTTTAAGATTCCTGTTATATTCTAGCGCTGAGAAAAAAGCCTGGGAAGTTATTATTCCATCTGGCGAAAAGTGAAGTAGGTCATATCTATAATCTGACTTATCTACTTGGTTTCCTGAGTCTGTCGTTTGGTATACATTTATAGGAAGACGCCCCATAGTATCTCCTAAAACCTTTATAGCCGTCATACATGTAGCTACCTTTTCAGCATCAGAGTTTTGGAAGGTATTTCTTTTATTCCCCATACGTAAAGGGTCCAAAACCTGGTCTATATATGTTTCGTTAGTTCCTAAAACCATACTTGGCTGACTTGAGCCTCCTCCGAAGACATAACTTAATTGTCTTTTTATATTTTCGAACATCTTTAAGTAGTTATTTTACTATATATTAGTTATTCCAAAGATTCGATTTTATTAGTGTCCCCCTGTTTGTCTGTTCATAAGCTCCCATCGCCATTCCTAAAGCTACGGCTCCATCTATACTATCGAGAGAGCGGTTCTTATCCATTTTTATGTTCCCGTTTTGGTCCCTTTGTAAAATAGCGTTGTTTATGTTCCATTTTATAACTGGGCTTTTCATTATTATATTCTCATTGAAAAACTCTTTTTCCAGTTTCTTAAGAGGCTCATTAAAACGAATAGCTCTCTGTTCGAAAGGACCCATTGGTATACCTATTTCATATAGCTTGTTTATTATAGAAGCTATATTATAAGGGTCATACGAACATAGTCGAATATCGAACTTGTCATTTAGTTCCCTAAACTTCTCAGCTATTAAATCGTAATCCACCGTCGGAGTCTGACATAGAGTAACGAATCCTTCTTCTATCCATGTCTTTAAGTTGACTCCTCCACTTCTTAAAAACTTCTCTGCATTATTAGCCATGAAGAAATAAGGAAGAACATAGTATTTATCCTGATTCGGAATTAAGCATACTAGGGCTGTTAGGTCTCTCGTTGAAGATAAATCCACTCCTATATAGCATTCCTTACCGTATAGCTCCTTCTCATCGAAGTCTCGAATAGACTTCGTTAAGGTTTCGTTAGGAATCCAGGCTCTCTCCTGGTCGACAAATATGTTTAAGTGTTTAGTAAGAAAGTTATCTATTTGGGTCTTTGAGTATTTACTCTGATTAAACTCGCTAAGTAGGTCGTCTAAGTGATTTATCTCTCCTAAAGCAGGATTAGCCTTAATCCATACCGAAGGGTCTTTATAATCGTCATTGTCATCTATACAGTATAGCATTGGAAATAGCGTGTCATCTACTATATCTCCATTAAGAACGTTCTTAGAATATAGAAGAAAGTTATAGCAGAAAGAGGTTAGACTATATCCAGCCGTAGATATAAGAAAGAGCATAGGATTCTCCCTAGCTAAGGTCGAGGACTTTACAACATTAAAAAGCTTGTCGTCGGGGTAGCTGTGTATCTCATCTAATATAGCTCCATTTGCAGAATATCCATCTAGCTTATGAGCTATAGAGGCTAAGGTCTTACTAAATCCTCCTTTAGTTCTATCCCTAAATATGATTTTATATCTTTGAGCTTCCAGTCGCTTAGAAAGAGCAGGAGAGTTGTTTATTATACCTGTAGCATATTCCAGACATATAGAGGCCTGTTCTCTTGTAGAGGCTAATAGTAAAGACTGAGGGTCTGCTACTCCATCTGCGACTAAGAAGTATAGCTGCAGAGCTGCTGAAAAAACGCTCTTACCGTTCTTTCGGGCCATAAAGAGAAAGACATACTTATATCTTCTCTTACCTGTCTTCTTATAAAAAAACCCGAACAGAGCCGCTAGTATGAAAGCTTGGAAAGGAAGTGGTTCGAACCTGGAATATCTATTGGATTTATTAATCCGTATGAAATAGAAAAACTTGAAGACTCTATCTACTGCTTCAGTTCTATATTCGAGGTCTTCTCTGTTCAGGTCTTTTAAGAAGTTCTTTACAGAGAGCTTAACCCATTTATTAGTTATTATAGTTTCATTCGTTACTCCTGTAATATACTCCTCTACTAGGTCCCAGCATCTCTTTACATATTCTTCTAATTGCATAATCTATCTAGGTGTCTTACGAAGTGAACTATTAATATAGCATGGGCTATATTCTTACTCTCTGCAGCCTTAGTCATATAATAGAGCTTATTAAGACCCCTCTTCTTCAGTTGTTGTTCCATGGGCTTTTACTAATATCTTTTTACAACATCTACTATCTCTAGGAAGCTCTTCAGTTTCGAAGACTATAGTATCTGGGTCTACTCCTTCAGCTATTAACTGGTCCCTTAAGTAGTTGTCTATACTAAGCCTTACTGTGGGAATCCTAGTATACATCGGTTTATCCGCTATTGTTTCTACTGACTTTTCCATAATTAAAATATCTCGTCGAACTCATCCTTTTTAGAGGAGAGCTCTATTTTTAGTTTCTGACGTTCACTTGGAGACAGGGCTAACTGTCTAAATAGACCCTGTAGATTCTTAAGGGCCTGCTGATATATGTCTATAGACTTATTCTTTATATAATATGGCTCTTTCTTTGGGTCCCTAGTTATATTAACTTCTATCCCATTAGCCTTTATATCCTCTTTAGCCTCTTTTGCTAAGTCTATATTAAAGACCAGTTCATCCACTAATATCTCATCAGACTCATGGTATAGGTCTTTATCTTTTAAGTAATCTGTTATAATCTTTTTAAGGGACATATTTTTGGAGCATTTATTTTATTTATCCCCGAAAACAAAACAGATTTGCGAACCGGGATATATATAAGGAATCGTGAGATTCGTTGTTACGTAGTTGTTTCATGTAAACCCCTCTAGGACTCCAAAGCTATAGAGGGGTTTTTCGCGCGAACAGGACCCTTATTTCCACAGCCCTCGTAAGTGAGACTAGAGTCATAGAGTCCTACTATTTAG